CGCGTCCCCTGGGCGTCACGGGGGCCAGCTGCTGGTCATATATCCGCAGTGCCCTGGCAGCGGGCTTGCTGCCCCTTGCGGCGGCGGCTGCAGCTCGCTGGGCACGGCCACGGATCAGGGCCATCCCTGCATCACTGGCGGCCCGCCCCTGGCTCTTCAGCACATCCCGCGCCACCTTGGCCCTGGCCCCCGTCCCCCTCGATTCAGCGATGTTGCGGGCTGCCTCGAACGCGAACCAGCGCCGTGCCTCGCGCATGATCTGCTGTTCCTGCGCGAGGCGCGCACGCGGGAACGGCCGGATGACGCTGCGGGCACCTTTGACCCGATCGGCGGCAGCCTTGGCCACCTTCTCAGAATTGGCCTTCTCCTGCGCCATGAACTGACGCGGGCTGAGGCTGGCCTGGCGCTGGATCTGGAGCGTGGTGCTCAGGGGCCTGATGTTGCTGGCGGCCGGAGCTGGTTGCCCCGGCCCTACCGCTTTTTTGCGGTCTTGCGGGGCTTCTTCGGTGCCGCTGGCGGCGATCCCCCTCCGGCTGGCTTCCCGCCCTTGACCCGCCGCGGCTTGGGCGAGCCGCCTACCAGGTTCTGAATATCCCGCAGCATCCTCGCGTCGGACTGCGCCAGGGTCCGCAGGGTGCCTCGCAGGGTGGACGTCATCGACCCAGGCCGCTGGCTGGCGGGCACGCGAGGGGCAGCTGATGCCGCAGCAGGCCGAGCGGCCGGCATGGCCCTGCTGGTGGGCACGATGGCCCCGCCAGGGGATCGGACGATGGCCCCGCCGCGGGTGGTGGCGGCTGGAGTGGCTGTTTTCTTCGGCTTGGCCGCAGCCTTGCCAGCCGTCGCGGGCTTCTTCTTCTTCGGCTTGGCGGGTTCACCACTTGCCACGGGACGCTTGGGGCCTCCCTTCACCCCACGGGTGTTCTCAAAGCGGGAAACTCGCCCCTTTGCGGCGCCGATCGTGCGGGAATCGCCGTACGGATTGTCTTTCTCTATCCGGAGATTACGTGATAATTCCTTGTATTTAGTCTTCGCTGCGCTTGCTGGCGCCTTCGATGTGCGGGCCGGCTTGGCTGCTGGAGCCGCTGCCGCTGGAGTGGCTTTCTTCGCCATGGGCTTCCGTGCGGGCTTCTCCGCTGGAGCCGCTGCCGCAGGCTTGACGGCCGCCTTCTTCGCCCTTGGCTTGGCGGCGGTCCCGGCTTTCTTCGCCGGCTTCCCCTCCCCCGCCACGGGTCGCTTGGTGCCGCCCTTGACGCCTCTGGTGTTCGTGAATCGAGTTACCGCACCCTTGGCCGCACCGGCTGCCCGTGCGCTGCTCCACATGCTGCCATCGTTAGCGGCTGCCCTTGCCTTTCCGCTCAATTCTTTATACCTAAGTTTCGCCGCGCTTACCGGTGCCTTCGATGTGCGGGCCGCTGCCGTGCTGGCCTTGGTCGCCCTGGTGGTCTTGGTGGCCTTGCTGGCAGACGTCTCCGGTCGCTTGTTGCGCACCGTGCCGGAGGAGGCAAACCGCCCCCTTGCGTCGCGTTTCAGCTGCTTGGCCATGCCTACCCCGGTGATGTTCCTCTAGTTTGCCTAGCGCTTTTTGCGCTTGGGTGGGGCAAACTAGGGGAAACGGTTTGAACGATGGGGCAAGTACCTCCTGGTGTAACGGTCGTGCAAACCGGAGACCTTGGCGCTGAACGCTGGCTACGGTTTCGCCCCGTGGCGGGTGGTGTTTATACCAACCTGACAACTTACGAAAATCTCAAGGTCCAAGATCCCGATATTGTTTATCAACGTCAAGAGCCCCATTGGATCCTGCCCGAAGTGCTGGCGGGTGGCACGCTGGCAATGCGGGCTCAGCGTGAGCTGTTTCTACCACGGTTTCCGCGAGAGCAAAAAACGGATTACGACATACGCTTAGCCGCCGCAGTCTGTCCGCCGTACTATCTGCGACTTGAGAGGATGCTTGTTGGCATGTTGACCCGCAAGCCGGTCGTGCTGAGTGATGTTAATGATTTGATGCTTGATCACATGCAAGACATAGATATGATGGGTTCCAATCTTGATGTGTTCTTGCGCAAGGTTGCGCAGCTTGATATTCGCTTCGGACACGTCGGCACCCTGGTGGATATGCCACGGGGTGATGAAGGCGACAACACGCCGGTGACCGAGTTTCTCCGCCCCTACTGGGTTCCGTACAGTGCCAGGCAAATCCTGGGTGGTCGCTATGACATCGTTGGCGGGCAGAAAAAACTTGTGCTCCTGCGGTTGCTTGAAACTCCCATAGTGGCCCATGGCGACTATGGCTACGAGGTTGTGCAACAGGTTCGCGTTCTTCGGCCTGGGTCGTATCAGCTGTTCAGAAAGCAGGAAAGTACGGCTAGCGAATGGAAGGAATTAACGGATGGCGAGACTCCTACATATATCGATGAAATCCCTTTTGCTGTGGCTTATGCTAATCAGATTCAGGATCTGGAATCGCGGCCACCGCTTGAGGATGCTGCGCACCTCAACGCGCAGGCGTACCGATGCCTGTCAGATCAGGATACGATTTTGCGTGTTGCAGCTGTGCCGCGTTACAACCTGTTTGGCGTGCCGGCTGAGGTTGAGGAGGTGGAAAGCGGTCCTAACTCTGCTACAGCTTGGCCTGTTGACGCACGGGCAGAGTTTGCCGAACCGGTCGGAACAAGCTACCAATACAGATTTGAGCAGATTGACAGAATCGAAAAACAAATAGCTGAACTTGGTATGTCTCAGGTTATGGGGCAGAACTACACAAACGCAAGCGCTGAAGCACGTCATATTGACAGATCGCAGGGTGATAGCCCGCTTCAATCTGTCGCCTTGGGACTGCAAAATATGGTAAACGAATGCCTGCGCTATCACGGCTTATTGATGAACACTCAGGATTACGGAAGCTGCGAGATTAACAAGGACTTCGTTGCCGCCCGCCTGGATCCCGCCATTGTTCAGCAAATGATTCAGCTGGAGGCCAATGGCAAAATCACTCAGGAGACGCTGCTGCGGGTCCTGCAAGGCGGCGAGTGGATGCCCGATGGGTTTGACCTGGCCACTGAGATCGAGGACACGGCAAAGGCGCGAGCTCAGTCCCTCGCCGACCAACAGGCTCAGCTTGATGCCACCCTTGTCGGGCTACCATGAAGCGGTCCCCGCACGACCACCGATGGAAGAGTCACAGGCCTACGAAATGATCCACTGCGCTGTCTTTGAAGCCATGGAGCAACGAGACTTTTCGATGATGGCCCTGATCGGCATCATCGAGGTCGTGAAGGCCGAGGCGATGTCCACGATCCTTGAAGACGTGCCCGAGGAGGGCGAGGAGGGTGAAGAAGGCGACTTCGTAGAGGAGGATCTGGCAGCCTAAACTCAGCGCAACCCGCCACGCGCCTGTGTCCGCCGAAACCACACCAGAAACCACGCCGCAGGCCACACCGCCCAACCCGCCAGTCACTGCAGATGCTGCAGCGCTGGCGGCAGAGGTGGCCCGCTTGCGCGGCAAGAACGAGGAGCTCCTCGCCGAGAAAAAACGGCTTGCCGGCCGCCTTGCCGACCTGCCCGAGGACGTGGACCCCCGCCAGCTGTGGGCGGAACGGCAAGCCGCGGAAACGCGGCGATTGGAGGCTGAGGGCAATTACATCCAAGCCCGCGAACAGCTGGAGCAGCAGTACCGCGACAGCGAGGCGGGGCTTAAGACCCGCATCGCTGAGCTGGAGGCTGAGATCAGACAGCTCAAGGTACTGGGGCCAGCCGCTGCCGCCCTGTCTGAGCACGTGCATGGGCCCGATGAGGTCCTGAAGTTGCACCTTCAGGCCGATCAGCTGGCCACCGAGGCTGACGGCTCCGTCGTGGTCGTGAGCGGCTACAACCGCACACCGCTTGCTGAGTGGGCTCGCGCCACCCTGCCGCCGTGGCGGCTGAAGGCCCCCAGGCCGGCCGGCACTGGTGCGCCGATTGGCGGATCTGGCGGGGCGGGTGCTGCCGCGTCCACGCTACCGGCTGGGTTCAGGAACCCATGGGCACGGGAAACCTTCAACCTGACAGAGCAAGGCGCGATCGCCAGGCGCGATCCTGGCCTAGCGCAGCAGCTCAGAGCAGCCGCCGCCACTGCCGCCGTGAATAAAGGCTGAGGCAAACTAGAGGACGGGGAAGCTGTGCCGACCCGGGGCCCGTGGCCACTCGCCCCCTAATCATGCTTAGCCATGACCGTCCTTTACGGAGCGGATACGCAAGTATTCAATCCATACACGGATTACGTTGTCCGTGATTCTTTGCTGCGCAATACGTTTTTTCTCAGCGGCATTGTGCAGGTCAACCCTGTTATTCAGGCAGTTGTTGACCAGGGTTACACCTTTGAAATCCCGAACTGGGATCCCGACCTTGATGGGGAAATGCAGTATCCCCAAGAAGGTGTGCCGCTGAAAGCCAACAAATACGGCTCCGGCAAGCAAAAAGGCGTTATTCACTATCGCTCCAACGCCTGGGGTGTTTCCGGCCTGGCCAAGCTGCCGCTAGGCGTCAACAACGATCCTGAGGCGGTGATGTATTCCAAGGTGGGCACTAAGGTCACCAATGCTTACCAGACGGATGCCCTGGCCACCCTGCAGGGCTTGTTTGGTGTCGTTGGCACCAACAACTCCACCGCCGCTTTTGCTCCGATGTCCATCGACAGTAGCGGTAGTGGTGAAAGCGACTTTGGTCACGAGCAACTGGTTCGTACCCGGCTTTTGGTCGGTGAAGACGCAGCGAACATGACCACTCAGCTCGGCACCGCCATCATTCACCCTGACATCTACGCGTATCTTGAATCGCGTCAGTTGTGCCAGTACGTGGATGCGCGAGACCTGCCAGGCGTCACCGCGTCAACCGTGGCCGCGAGTGCTCTCACTGGCGGGACGGTTGTTCCTGGCGACATCAGCCCGGCGTTTCAGGTCATGCCAAGGATTCCTGTGTTTGCGAATACGGCGCTGATTGTCAGTGAAAACGCCCCACGAGTTGGTTCCCCTGGATCCTATAAATACGGGGTCTACGTCTTCCGTCAAGGCGCCATCGGCCAAGGCTGGCAAGCCCCCCTCGACACTAAGGAGGCTGAAGACACCATGCAAGATGGTGGTTTTGGTCAGAAGGTCATCAAGGTGACCTACGGCACCTGTATGCACGTTTTGGGATCCAGCTGGAAAGGCGGCGAACAACCGACTACTGCCCAGCTGGCCGATACCGCCAACTGGGAGCTCAAGTGGAGCTCTCCCAAGCAATTGCCCGTTGCGCGCTTCACTTGCACCTGCCCCATCTACGTTTGAGCCATGACCATGATGACCAGCTGGGGTGATAGCTACCCCAAAATCCCCGGGACATTCCTGGAGGTTCGGCCCCTCACCGAGGCGACCGACGCAGCTACAACGCTGACCGCAGCGCAGACCATCGGCGGCATCGTCACCATGACGCCAACGGCGGCCCGCACCATCACCCTGCCAACCGCCACGGCAATCCTCGCCCTGTTGCAGCCAGGGGTGCAGATCGGGACCAGTTTCGAGATTCACATCCGAAACGGCGCGGCCAGTAGCCACGCGATTACCCTCGCCGGGCCATCCGGTGGCGGGATCACGG